TATCATGACTGTGGATGTTAGTAAGGGTAGAGGACAGGACTACTCGACATTTACGGTAATCGACGTTTCACAAAGACCATTCAAACAAGTTTGTGTATATCGAAACAATACTATTTCTCCAATACTCTACCCAAACATTATTTATAAGTACGGAACTCTTTACAACGAAGCGTATGTAATTATCGAAAATAATGATGCAGGTATACTTGTATGTCAAGGTCTGTATCAAGATCTAGAGTATGAAAATATACACCTAGAGTCTGCGATCAAATCAGACGCTATCGGTGTCACGATGAATAGAAAGACAAAACGAATTGGGTGCTCAGGCATCAAAGATATTTTAGAAACAAACAAACTAGATATTGTTGATGAAAACACTATCTTAGAGATCTCAACATTTGTTTCTAAAGGCACATCATACGAGGCGTCTGACGGTAACCATGATGACTTGATGATGAACCTTGTGATGTTCGGGTACTACTTGAGCACACAGTCGTTCGGTGATCTATATGATGTAGACTTGAAGTCTATGTTGTTTGAACAACGAATGAAAGAAATAGAAGACGATATACTACCATTTGGTATAATAGATGACGGTCGAGATTTCGTTCCGGAAGCGGAGGTGATGCATCCTGGATTTGGATGGCAGTTGCCAGATCGCACTTTAGAGGACGATTTGTGGTGAAAATCTACATAGTATAAATAGATACATTGATAGAATTATCTCGTATTATGATCTCTTATTATACCTTAACAAAAGGAAACTATTATGGCTCTTAAATTTTCAGAGTCGCCAGCAGTACGTATCCGTGAGATAGACTTGTCAGGGATTGTCCCTGCGGTCACATCTTCAACGGGTGCCTTTGTCGGTGACTTCGGTTGGGGCCCTGTAAACACGCCAGTTCTTGTCGGCAACGAATCAGAACTCGCGTCCACTTTCGGGACTCCTTTATCGGGAAGTGATGCGGCAGACTTTTTATCAGTCGCGCAATTCCTAAAATATTCTTCAAGCGCGTTTGTTGTTCGTGTAGACGATGGTTCTATTACGGCAACTGACAGTGCAGGTGTATTTTCTGCAAAATATCCAGGCGAACTAGGTAACTCAGTTTCAGTTCACATTTGTGATGCTGCTCACTGGGTAGATACTTCAGGCACTCTAGTCCAAGCTAGAGACTCGGACGGTGAACTTGTTTTTGAAACTGTTCCTGTACTTGATTCAGACGGTCTACCTGTACTTGATTCAGACAACGAACCTGTAACACAAGAAGTTCCTGTGATGGTAAATCCACCTAATCCGTGGGAGTATCAAAGTCTTTTCTCTTCAGCACCAGAAGGTTCTGAGAGACATGTCGTTGTTATTTTCAAAAAGGGTTCTGACGAAGAATCTGTACTTGAAACATACGAGTATGTATCGACAAGTCCAACAGCAAAACTAGCTAACGGTTCTACTAACTACATCGTAGATGTTATCAATACATCATCTTCATGGGTTACGATTGACGGACTACCTGCAGAAACAGACTATGATCTAATCAGCGGATCTAAAGGGACTTCACCAAACTTTGTTGCGGCGTACGGTCTATTTGCTGACAAAGATACGATTCAGATCGACTTCTTGATTCCGCCAGGCCAAGATATGACAAACACTGCTGTTCAAGTAGAATTGGTTAGTATCGCAGAACAACGTAAAGACTGTGTTGCGGTCGTTTCATCAGGCACTGCTCCTTCAACGGCACAAGATGTACTTGATCATGTTACAACACTAAATCAGAATTCATCGTACCTAGTTGTCGATGGTAACTGGTTGAAGATTTATGACAAGTATAACGATAAGTACATAACAATTCCAGCAGCATCTTCAACTGCAGGTATCATGGCTGCAACCGACGCGGCATCCGCGCCTTGGTTCTCGCCAGCAGGTACACGTCGTGGTCAATACATTGGTGTTACTGATATTGCAATCAACCCATCTAAGTCTCAGCGTGATGCACTATACAAGGCAGGTGTTAACCCTATCGTTAGCTTCCCTGGACAAGGTATTATGCTTTACGGTGACAAGACTCACCTATCACGTCCATCTGCATTTGACCGCATCAACGTTCGTCGTCTATTCCTAGTCATTGAACGTGCGATCGCAGAAGCAGCACAAAACGTTATGTTTGAGTTCAACGATGACTTTACTCGTGCAGAGTTCGTTAACATCGTAGAACCATTCCTACGTGAAATTCAGGGTCGTCGCGGTATCACTGACTTCCGTCTTGTTTGTGACACAACAAACAACACGACAGAAGTTATTGACCGTAACGAATTCGTCGCATCTTGCTTCATCAAACCAGCACGATCTATCAACTACGTAACTCTAAACTTCGTAGCGGTTCGATCAGGTGTTGACTTTGAAGAAGTCGTCGGAACATCGGGAGTATAATCATGTCACTAAGAGTAGATGATTTCAAAGCAAAAATCCGTGGTGGTGGCGCTCGCCCTAACTTGTTCCGTGCAACAGTCAACTTCCCAGCATACGCTGGTGGTGATGCCGAACTAACTTCATTCATGTGTAAAGGCGCACAGTTGCCTGCATCTGTAATGAATGTTATCGAAGTCCCTTTCCGTGGCCGTCAGTTGAAGATCGCAGGCGATCGTACTTTCGAACCATGGACTGTAACAGTCATCAATGACGTAGGTTTCGAAGTTCGTAACGCAATGGAACGTTGGATGAACGGTATCAACTCGCACAGCGCGAACGTAGGTATCACTAACCCAGTTGCATATCAGGCAGACCTAATTGTAGATCAACTAGATAAAGATGGTGATGTAGTTAAGACATACAACTTCCGTGGTTGTTTCCCGACTAACATCTCTGCAATTGACCTAAGTTATGAGACTAACGACGCTATCGAAGAGTTCACAGTAGAATTCCAAGTTCAATATTGGGAGTCAAATACCACAAGTTAATGGTATAATAAGTAATGTGATGGGGTGGGTAACACCACCCCCATTTTTGTTTTAGAGGATTATATGGCAGAACCAAACAACAGTATTCTATCGGCATTCGGTTTTGAACTGAAACGAGTATCAAGACAACAAGAAGAAAACCCAAAAGCGCCTTCTATTGTACCTCGCGTAGATGAGGATGGTGCGGGATATGTGACTGCTTCAGGTTCTTACTTTGGCCAGTATGTCGACATGGAAGGTACTGCAGCCAAAGACACTTCAGAACTCATCCGAAAATATCGCGGCATGGCAGAACACCCAGAATGTGACGCTGCTATTGAAGATATCATCAATGAGTCTGTCGTCTCAGGAGAACTAGAATCTGCAGTTTCTCTAAATCTAGACAAAGTTGAAACCAGCGACAAAATCAAAAAAGTATTGACCGAAGAGTTTGAAGGCATTCTTGGAATGCTAAACTTTGAAGAACACGGTCATGATATTTTTAGGTCGTGGTATGTAGATGGTAGAATGTATCATCATTTGGTTGTCAATGAATCTAATCTAAAGTCGGGTATCTTAGAGATCCGTCCTGTTGACGCAACTAAGATCCGCAAAGTCAAAGAAGTTACACACAAAAAAGATCCTAAAACTGGCGCAAAACTTGTAGACAAGGTAAATGAGTTTTACCTATATCAAGAAAAAGCTGGGACAAGTAATGGTATAAAATTGACACCGGAGTCTATTTCGTATGTCACTTCGGGTCTGTTGGACCCTAGCAAGAAGAGAGTCCTTTCTTACTTGCAAAAAGCAATCAAACCAATGAATCAATTACGTATGATGGAAGACTCTTTGGTCATCTATCGTATGGCACGTGCACCTGAACGCCGCATTTTCTATATTGATGTCGGTAACTTACCGAAAGGTAAATCAGAGCAACATATCAAAGACATCATGGCGCGTTATCGCAACAAGGTTGTCTATGATGCAAACACTGGCGAAATAAAAGACGACCGTAAGCATATGTCTATGCTAGAAGACTTCTGGTTGCCACGTCGCGAAGGCGGACGAGGAACAGAGATAAGTACTCTACCAGGCGGTGAAAACCTTGGTCAGATCGATGACATCATTTATTTTCAAAAGAAGTTATATCGTTCACTGAACGTACCAATCAACAGGCTAGAACAAGAAGCGCAGTTCTCCCTAGGACGTTCAACCGAGATCACACGAGACGAAGTGAAGTTCCAGAAGTTTATCGATCGTCTTCGTCAGAAGTTTGCAAACCTATTCCTTGGCATTCTAAAGAAGCAATGCCTACTGAAAGGTGTCTGTACTGAACAAGACTGGGAGAATTGGAAGAATGAGATACAGGTTGACTATAATCGCGACAACCATTTCTCAGAACTGAAAGACGCAGAACTATTGCGTGAACGTCTACAGACAATGGATCAGATTTCACAATATGTGGGCGAGTACTTCTCTCGTACATGGATTATGAAGAATGTAATGATGTTCGATGAGAAAGACATCGAAGAAATGATCAAACAAATCAACGTCGAGACAGAAGCGTCTGGCGGTGATGAAAATGAAAATGACAATGAACAGTGAGAAAATTATGAGTGAAGCAGAAAACTTAGACCTAGACCTAGAACTAGAAACAGAGACTAACCCCACGCTTGATCTTATCAATGCGTTACAACGGGGCGACTTTAATGCGGCAGACCAATTGTTTCAAGACACATTGGGTGCTAAAGTACAAGACACACTTGACGCAGAGAAAGTTGCAGTCGCAGGTCAAATCTTCAACGGTGAAGAACCATATGACGCTGCAGAATATGAAGAAGACGGCGTTGAGGATGTAGAATACGGTTCAGAAGCAGAAGAGTTCGGTGAAGACGACTCTGAGATTACTTCTGAATTAGAAGAAATCGAAGACGTAAATCTCGATGAGATAGACGATTTTGTTGAAGTTGACTAATAAGAATATAATAAAAGTTCATTAGAAAAATTTTTTTGTATAAATACTACAAAAGAGGGTGGTATGAAAACTTTTCGACAATTAAGAGAATCATCTAAACCAGTCTTCAAAAAGAAGATGGGTGGATATCCTGTTGTCATCACAAAGACCTCAAAAGGGTTCGAGTTGACGATAGATGGTGACAAGGTCGATACTTTCAAATCACAAAAAGAAGCGGAGTCAACCGCGAAACAAGTCCTCAAGGACTTAGGAAAAATAAAATGAAACTGATAAGCGAATACGTAGAGAACGACGTTCATTGTATCGTTGAAGCCAAAGAGAATGGTGATAAAAATTTCGTCATTGAAGGTGTATTTGCACAAGCAGACAAAAAGAATCGTAACGGTCGCGTTTACCCTAAACCAATTATGGAGAAGGCAGTAGACACGTACGTTAAAGATCAGGTTAGCAAAAAGCGTGCCGTCGGGGAACTCAATCACCCTGAAGGTCCGACTGTTAACTTGGATAAAGTTTCTCACCTTATTACTGATCTTCGTTTTGAAGGCAATGATGTGGTTGGAAAGGCACAAATATTGGATACCCCAATGGGCAAGATTGTGAAAGGTCTCTTAGAAGGTGGTGTTCAACTAGGTGTGTCAACTCGTGGAATGGGAAGTCTTGAGAGCAGAAACGGCGTAATGTACGTCAAAGATGATTTTATTCTTAATACGGTAGATATCGTACAAGATCCATCAGCACCAGAAGCATTTGTTAATGGGATTATGGAAGGTGTAGACTGGGTCTGGAATAATGGAATCTTACAACCTCAAGTCATTGAAGATATAGAGACTGAAATTAAGCAAGCACCTGTCGCACATCAACCTGAAGTGCAGATGCGTGAATTCAAGAATTTCCTCTCGTTAATCAAATCTAAACTATAAAGGAGTCACTATGACTGATTTAAATCAAGTAGAAAGTGAAATCCGCGATACCGAGATTGAAACTAACGAAATCGTGGAGGAAACTCTCGAAGAAGCACAAGCTCCTAAAGCAAAAGGAAAGCCAGACGCAAATGCAACCTCTGAACCAGAGTCAATTGCATCTGTCGATAAGGCGGCTAACGCAACTTCAAAAGTTGCCCCGCCAAAGCCAAAGACAAAAGCTGGCATGGTAAACGCAATCTATAAAGCTTCTTCAAAAATGAAGAAGGCCGATCTAATGGCAGCATACGATAAAGTATGTTCGGAAGGTGTTGACCTAGAAGACGTTGCAGTACTAGACACAAGCGCAGAACTATCTGCAATTGTTGAAGGCGAAGCGACTCTTTCCGAAGAGTTCAAGGAGAAGACTGCAATCATTTTTGAGACTGCGGTCAAGACTAAGTTATCTGAAGAAGTTACTCGTTTAGAGGAACAGTACGCAGAAGAGCTTGCTGAAGAAGTCGAAACAATCAAGACCGATCTAGTCGGTAAGGTTGATTCATACCTAAACTACGTGGTTGAAACTTGGATGGAAGAAAACAAGGTGGCAATCGAAACTGGTCTACGTACCGAAATCGCTGAAGGTTTCATGAACGGTATGCGTGATCTATTCGTTGAGTCATATGTTGAAGTTCCAGAAACCAAGGTAGACCTAGTTGATGAACTAGCAGAGCAAGTATCTGAGTTAGAAGAAAAACTAAACTCAACTACTGGTGACGCAATTTCACTTGCTGAGGAACTAGAGACTTACAAGCGTAATACTATTATCGCAGAAGCATCTCGTGGCCTAGCAGACACACAAGCAGAGAAGTTAACCGAACTTCTAAACAGCGTTGATTTTGAGAACGAAGAAACATTCGTCACTAAAGTAAACACTGTCAAGGAATCATACTTCTCAAAAGAAATCCCAGAGCAACTTGAAGAATCCGTATCCACACTAACAGAAGATACTGAACAAGAAGAAGTAGAAGTTTCGTCATCGATGGAAGTTTACTTGAATGCTCTTCGTAAAACCTCTAAGAAATAAGGAATTAGAAAAATGAACAATTCATACGATCAATTGATCGAGAAGTGGTCACCAGTTCTAAACGAAGAATCTGCTGGCGCAATTACCGATCCACACAAGAAAGCAGTAACTGCTGCTATCCTAGAAAACCAAGAACGCGCAATGATCGAAGAGCGATCTGCTTCTGCTGGTTTCCTAAATGAAGCTGCACCAACTAACGCAACTCACGGCGGTGCTTCCCCACTAGCTAACTGGGATCCAGTATTGATCTCACTAGTACGTCGCGCAATGCCAAACCTAATGGCATATGACCTATGTGGCGTCCAGCCAATGGCAGGACCAACTGGCCTAATCTTCGCGATGAAGTCACGTTACAACGGCATGGAAGGCCCAGAAACATTCTTCGACGAAGTCGATTCTCGTTTCTCTGGCGATGTTTCAGGCACAGCACAACCAGAAGACGGTTCAGGCATGTCTGGATTTGACGGGGCAACAGTTCCACGTGACCTAGATCTTGCTGGTCGTCCAATGTCAACACAAGAAGCTGAGACTCTAGGTCGTGGTGGTCCAACGGATCAATCGTTCCAAGAGATGGGTTTCTCGATCGACAAGGCGACTGTTACTGCTAAGTCACGCGCATTGAAGGCAGAGTACTCTCTAGAACTAGCGCAAGACTTGAAAGCAATCCACGGTCTTGACGCTGAGACAGAACTAGCAAACATTCTGTCTACAGAGATTCTTGCTGAAATCAACCGCGAAATCATTCGTACAATCAACTCTCAGGCAAAGCTAGG